GGCTCTACTGTTGACTTGGCTTCTACTACCCTTCGTTTGGTCGTAGTTCGCATGGTCTAATCTAAAGGGGGCTAATAACCCCCTTTTCTTCGGAGATTCTTATGGCAACCTTTCGATGCTTACAAAGCGGTCAAACAGTAACTTTCTTGCTTCAACATGATATTGATAGCATGAAGGGTCATGCAGGTTATGTCAGAATTGATGAAGAAGTTAAAGAGTCTTTTGAAAAGCCTTTAATATTGTCTCAACCACAGCCTGTTAAGAAGATGGGCAGACCAAGGAAGACTGCAAATGTCTGAGATTGATCCAAGAGAGTTCGGTAAATTAGAAGCCCAAGTAGAGGCTCTCCAGTCCGAAGTTCATGCAATGCGTGAAGATATTAAAGCCCTTTTAGAGATGGCAAATAAATCCAAAGGTGGAATGTTTGTTGGAATGGCTATCGCTTCTGTAGTTGGCGGTATAGTTTCTTTTGTTGCAACCAAGATGATTCGTTAAGGAGAAATCATGTACGGAAAAACCAAGATGACTAGCGCCAAGATGCCAAAGAAGGACAAAAAGCCTATGCCTTTAGCTATTATGATTGCTGTTGGAAAACCCATGCCTAAGCGTGGTGAGCGTACTGCCAAGAACATGATGAAAAAGTCAGGTCGTGGCAAATGAAAAAGACTAAAGCAGAAGCCAAAATCTCAAAGGTTTACAAAGAATTTAAGGCTGGTACTTTGCACTCTGGCAAAGGTGGCCCTGTAGTTAAATCTAAGAAACAAGCGATTGCCATTGCCCTAAGTTCTGCTGGCATGAGCAAATCTATGAAGAAGAAATGAAAACTCCTGCTTGGCAAAGAAAAGAAGGAAAATCTGCTTCTGGGGGCTTGAATGCCAAAGGAAGAGCATCGTATAATGCAGAAACAGGTGGAAATTTAAAACCTCCACTAAAAGCGGGCGACAACCCTAGAAGGGCCTCCTTTTTATCTAGAATGGGCAATATGCCTGGCGCTGAGATGAAAGATGGAAAGCCTACCCGACTTTTACTTTCTCTTAGAGCTTGGGGCGCATCGTCCAAGGAAGACGCTAGGGCTAAAGCCAAGGCGATCTCTAAGAGGAATAAGAAGTGAGACCAGTATCAGTCGGAATTAGCCCAACAGCGGCAACATTGACTACTGTTTATACAGTACCGACTGGCTATTACGCTCTATTTAACCTTCTGTATGCCCACAATGCTTCAGGCTCTACCAAGCACTTTACTGCTCAATGGTATGACTCAAGTTCGTCAACTTCTTATGACATTCTTAAAGAATACAGTTTGAATGCTAAAGACTATTTGAAGTTTGATGGCGAGGCTTACATTGTGCTTGAAGAGGGTGATCAAGTTCGTGTTACAACAGAAACAGGAAGCACTTATACTTTCATTTGTACATTTGAAGTACAAGGAGCGCAAAGAACATGACCTACTTAGAACTTGTTAACGATGTGCTTGTTCGCTTGCGTGAAAGCACAGTTTCTACTGTTGGAGAAACAACCTATTCTGCTTTGATTGGCAAGTTTGTCAATGATGCCAAGCGTCAGATCGAAGACACATACACTTGGAATTGCCTGTCTCAAACAGTAACAATTTCTACAACTGCTGGCACACACTCATATTCTTTGACTGGTGTTGGTCAAAAGTTCCGTGTGATGGACGCTCTAAACACAACTAGCAATGTTGTGATGGGTGATGTTCCTTTCACAAGCATGAATCGCAAGTTGAACTTTGTGACTCCAGTTCAAGGAATCCCATCTGAATATTGCTTCAATGGCGTAGATTCAAGCAACGACACAAAGATTGATGTTTATCCAATTCCTGATGGCGTATACACACTTTTGTTTGATGTAGTTGTTCCTCAAGCAGCATTGTCATCTGACTCAACAACTGTCAAAGTATTAGATTACTTGGTGACTCAGAGTGCTTATGCTCGTGCTTTGATTGAGCGTGGCGAAGATGGTGGCACAAACTCTAATGAAGCTTATGCAATGTTTAGAGGAATGCTTGCAGATGCAATTGCTATGGAAAGCACACGCTATCCTGAAGACAACTTTGAGGCAGTCTAATGGCATCGCAACTCCAAAGTTATAGTCTTTCTGCACCAGGCTTCTTTGGCCTGAATACTGAAGATTCGCCTTTAGATTTAGGGTCTGGTTTTGCTTTAGTTGCAACAAACTGTATTCTTGACCAATATGGTCGTATTGGCGCTAGAAAAGGTTGGACAAAAGTTAATTCATCTTCTGGCAACCTTGGTGACAATGATGTTGGTGTTATCCATGAGTTAGTTCAAACTGACGGCACTCTTACAGTCCTTTTTGCGGGCAACAACAAGATATTTAAACTTGGTAGTGCAAATGCTGTGACTGAGTTGACCTATGGTGGGGGTGGTACTGCTCCTACTATTAGTGCAAATAACTGGCAATGTGCTACTCTAAATGGCATTGCATACTTCTTTCAAACAGGGCATGACCCTTTGATTTACGACCCTGCTGTAAGTACAACTACTTATCGTAGAGTTTCTGAGAAATCAGGTTATGTAGCTACTGTTGAACAAGCAAATATCTGCATTTCAGCCTTTGGTCGCTTGTGGGTAGCTAGCACTTCATCTAATAAGACAACTGTTTACTTCTCTGATCTGATTGCAGGTCATGTATGGAGTGGTGGCACTTCTGGTTCACTAGATGTTTCTCGTGTATGGCCTAATGGTGCTGATGAAGTGATGGGCTTGGCTGCTCACAATGACTTCTTGTTTATCTTTGGTAAGAAGCAAATTCTGGTTTATTCAGGAGCTTCTACTCCTGCATCACTTGTTTTGAGCGACACAGTAGGCTCTATTGGGTGTATCGCAAGGGATACGATTCAGAGCATTGGAACTGATGTTGTTTTCTTGTCAGACTCAGGTGTTCGTTCATTGATGAGGACTATCCAAGAGAAGTCTGCACCATTGCGTGACTTGTCTAAGAATGTTCGCTTCGACTTAGCATCATCATTGGCTGGTGAAACATTGGCTAATCTGAAGTCTGTTTACTCAGAAAAAGATGCGTTTTATCTGCTTGTTTTGCCAGAAACACTACAAGTTTACTGTTTTGATACCAAGCAGTCTTTGCAAGATGGCGCTTCTCGTGTGACGAAGTGGGACTCAATTGCTCCGACTTGTTTAAAGTCACTTCGCAATGGCGACTTGTACATTGGTAAAAAAGGCTACATCGGTAAATATACTGGATATCTCGATGATTCGTCTTCTTATCGATTCCTGTACTACACAAACAATGCCGACTTAGGAAACCCTAACCAGATTTCTATCTTGAAGTCTATTACGGCTGTTGTGATTGGTGGATCAAATCAGTTTCTAACGATTAAGTGGGCTTTTGATTACTCAGGAGCTTATCAATCAGAGAACGTCTTTATTCCACCTCAAGGATATTACGAGTATGGAATTGGTGAGTATGCAATTGCAGACTTCTCAAGTGGCATTCCAATTAAAGCATTAACAAGCAATGCCTCAAGCGCAGGTAAAATTGTGCAAACTGGTTACGAGGCCACTATCAATGGCACTCAGTTATCAATTCAGAAAATTGAACTTCAAGCCAAAGAAGGCAAGATAGGATAAACCATGTCAAATTATTCAAAATCAACCAACTTTGCGTCTAAAGACAATCTGTCGCCTGGCAATCCTTTAAAGATTGTTAAGGGTACTGAAATTGATACAGAATTCAACAACATTGCTACAGCAATAGCGACCAAAACTGATAATAGTTCTGCGACTATTACTGGAGGAACAATCAATGGTGCGACCATTGGTGCTTCTACAGCCGCTGCTGGTACTTTTACCAACCTGACTGTTAGTTCTTCCGCTACGATTGCTTCTGCCGCTATTAGCGCAGGAACTATCAATGGTGCGGTGATTGGTGGCTCATCTGCTGCCGCTATTACTGGCACAAACGTAACTGCTACAACAGGTTTTAGTGGCCCATTGACAGGTGCTGTAACAGGCAATGTTACTGGTAACTTGACTGGCAATGTCACAGGTAACGTCACAGGAAACATCACAGGTAACGTAACTGGTAATGTGACTGCGGCTTCTGGTACGTCTACATTCAACAATGTGACTATCTCTGGCTCATTGGACATGGATAGTGGTACTTCTGCCACCATTACTGGTTTGGCAAGCCCTACAAACGATTCTGATGCGGCTACGAAGGGTTATGTAGATGCTTTGGCTCAGGGTATCGATGCGAAGGCTTCTGTGGTTGTAGCTACAACTGCAAACATCACTTTGTCTGGCACACAAACAATCGATGGTGTGGCAGTTTCTGTTGGCGACCGAGTATTGGTTAAAGATCAGTCTACTGCTTCACAGAATGGTATTTACTTGTGCGCATCTAGCACATGGACACGCACAACTGATGCTGATTCATGGACTGAGTTGGTTGCGGCTTTTACCTTCGTTGAGAAGGGTACAAGTAATTCTGATTCTGGTTGGATTTGTACAGTAGACGCAGGTGGTACATTGGGAAGCACATCTGTTACCTTTGCTCAGTTCTCTGGTGCAGGTCAGATTACCGCAGGTGATGGTCTTACTAAGTCTGGTAATACTCTTAATGTAGGTACAGCATCTTCAGGTCGTATTGTTGTCAATTCGGACAACATTGACTTGGCTACTTCTGGAGTAACAGCAGGAACTTATAAGTCTGTTACTGCCGATGCTTATGGTCGCATTACAGCAGGTACAAATCCTACAAGCATCTCTGGTTTTGGCATTACAGATGCTTATACCAAAACTGAAATAGATTCAATCTTTGGTTCGACAACATCTGCCGCTACTTCAGCCTCTAATGCCGCAACAAGTGCTTCTAATGCCGCTACGAGTGCCTCTAATGCCTCTACAAGCGAAACAAATGCGGCTTCTAGTGCAACTGCGGCAGCGGCTAGCTATGACTCTTTTGATGACCGCTATTTAGGCTCTAAGAGTTCTGCTCCATCTGTTGACAATGATGGCAATGCGTTGTTGACTGGTGCTTTGTACTGGAATTCAACAGTATCTACACTTTATGTGTGGACTGGATCGGCTTGGACTCAGGCGGCATTTACTGCTAGTGGTTTCTTAACTGCTGCTAACAACCTGTCAGACCTTGCAAGTGCGTCAACTGCTCGCACTAACTTAAGCCTTGGTAATGTTGATAACACATCAGATGCTACTAAGAATGCGGCTTCTGTAACCCTGACAAACAAGACCATTGAAGCTGGAACATTCACTAACGGCTACACAGAAGAAACTGTAACTGCTAACACTTCTACAGCTTATACAGTTGACTTGGCTAATGGTTCAGTACAGATTCTGACATTGACTGGTAACTGTACGTTTACGTTCCCAACTGCTACAGCAGGTAAGGGTTTCACAATGCTTTTGAAGCAAGATGGTACAGGTTCACGCACAGTTACATGGCCTAGTTCAGTTAAATGGCCTGCAAGTACAGCCCCTACGATTACATCTACAGCCTCTAAAGGCGATAAATTTGTCTTTGTAGGTGATGGCACTTATTGGTGGGCGAGTTCAGCGGGACAGAATTACCTGTAAGGAATAACTAATGTTTAGTTCACAAAACTCTCAGGTAAGTAACGATGCTAACTACATCGAGGACGTGTTTTCAACATATCTCTACACAGGCACAGGCGCAAATCTCACGATTAATAACGGAATTGACTTGGCTGGTAAGGGCGGGCTGACTTGGTTCAAATCCCGTTCTGGTGCTTATAGCAATGCATTGTTGGATACCGCAAGAGGAACTAACAAAGCCTTGTTTTCAAACTCAACAGCAGCCAACTCAACTTTTAGTTATTTGACTTCATTTAATTCAAATGGAGTTACTTTTCCCGGAGGCTTTTCTGTCAACAATAACAGCGGAGCAACTTATGCATTGTGGACATTCCGCAAGCAACCAAAGTTCTTTGATGTTGTGACTTATACGGGGACAGGTTCTGCTCGTACTGTTGCGCACAATCTTGGCTCTGTGCCCGGTTGCATTATTGTCAAGCAAACAAGCGGAGCTGACCCTTGGTTTGTATATCACCAAAGCCGTGGAAACGGTGAAGCAGGGCAGCTTAACTCGACCGCTGCTTTTGGCGCTGATAGTGTATGGAACTACACAGACCCAACCGCTACAGGTTTCACAGTAAACAGCAGCACAAATACGAGCGGAGCAACCTTTGTTGCCTATCTATTCGCCCACAACGCAGGAGGCTTTGGTCTGACTGGTACAGACAATGTGATTTCGTGCGGGTCTTATACAGGTAGCTCATCAAGTGACACAGTAGTCAACTTAGGTTATGAGCCACAGTTTGTAATGATTAAAAAAACAAATGGTTCAGACAATTGGCTGATGTTTGATTCAATGCGTGGACTAACTGTTAAGGGTCAGAAAGACGCATATCTGTGGGCAAACTCATCAAATTATGAAAATCAACAATGGGGGGCTTCTGATTATTTGTATCCAACTGCAACAGGTTTTGCGCTTGAAGCAGGGTATGGTGAAGTTAACGCAGATGGATTTAACTACATCTACATAGCTATTCGTAGAGGCCCGATGAAAGTGCCTACGAGTGGGACGAGTGTGTTTTACCCCTTAGCAAGAACTGGAAATAACACGCAGACAAACCTTACAGGATTTGGTTTTCCTCCTGATTTAGCATGGACAAATCGTAGAGATGGGGCAGAAGGGTTTACATCAGACAAACTGAGAGGCCCAACAAAATATTTAACTTCTCAAACAACAGCCGCTGAAGGAACTTATTCTTCTGGATTGATTACCCTAAATCAAGATGGCGTGACTATTGGGACAAGTAACGAATGGAACGCTGGAACACCTATTGCCAATTGGTTCTTCAGACGTGCCCCCAGCTTCTTTGATGAGGTTTGCTATACAGGGACGGGAAGTGCTAGGACTGTGACGCATAACTTAGGTGTAGCGCCTGAGTTGATGATTGTGAAAGCACGAGTAACTGTTGGCGGAAGTGACCGAGCATGGACTGTCTATTCTGCAAACCTTAATAACACTTCATTTTTGAGATTAAATCAAGTTGATGGCGCATTTACGGGGAATACAACTTGTTGGAATTCAACTTCCCCAACATCTTCAGTATTTACCGTTGGTACTGCAAATGAAGTGAATGGTAGTGGCGCAACATATGTTGCCTACCTGTTTGCCACTTGTGCAGGTGTTAGCAAGTGCACCGCGTTTACCGGTACAGGAACACTACAGACTATTAACTGCGGGTTTACTTCGGGCGCGAGGTTCGTCCTCATAAAAAGAACAGACTCTACGGGTGATTGGTACGTCTGGGATTCAAGCAGGGGGTTATCGTCATCTACAGACCCATACCTTTTATTGAACTCTACAGCCGCAGAAGTAACTTCAACAAATTGGGTTGATACAACATCAACAGGATTTCAAGTTACAGCCGCTTCAGGTAATAATGTAAACATTAACGGAGCCAGTTACATAGCGCTGGCTATAGCCTGATGGAATACATTTATATTATTGAAAACACCAACACAGGGAAGTTCTACATTGGTAGAACGAATGACCCTGCACAACGCAAACGTGCGCATTTCTCTGAACTTCGCAGAGGTGCTCATGGCAATCCAAGGCTTCAGTATTCATTTAACAAGCATGGTGAGCAAGCGTTTGAGTTTAAAGTGGTTGATTCTGCGACACCTGAACTAATCCAAGCGAAAGAAGCTGAGTGGTTCAAGGCTTTTGATGAAGACAAGTCATATTTATACAACTGCCATTTCAAGACAATTGGTGGTGAAGGTTTATCCAGACCGCACACACCAGAATCAAAACTAAAGATTTCAGAAGCTATTAAAGATGGCACACGCAAGTACATCTTTGACATCCTTGATGAGCGTTATGCAGGAACTGGTGTAAAAGCATTGGCAAAAAAATATGGAGTTGGTGCTAATACACTGCTTGACTACACTCCTGAGTGGGAACAACTGCGTGGCTTAAAAATGCCAAAGAGCGTACAAGAAGAATCATCAAAGCAACGAGTTGCTGAGTTTGTTAGGTTGTTTATGGTTGCTGGTGATGCGGCTTTACACGAACTAAAGGCTATTGGTGTTTCTCGTAGGTCTTTAATTAAGTACCTGCCTGACTACGGCTTATCTTTTAAGGACATTAACTTAATCAAATGGCGTGACGATGCAAAGCATAGAGCATTAGAAGCTATCAAAATGGTTAATGAAACAGGTTGCACAGCTTTACACGCCATGAGAGAGTGCAATGCTACTGTCTCAAGCTATTACAAATACCGAGGAGTTTAAAATGCAAATTCGTTTACGTTCAAATGGACAAGTAATGTACGAAGGTGAATTTCGTGCATTGCATCCAAACACTTCAATGCCTCAACAATTAACAGAGGAACTACTCAATGAGCTTGGTGCTGATGTAGTCTTTGAAGGCGCACAAGCATCAGGCGGTACTGTTTACCAATACTCTCAAGCCTCTGGTGTAGAGGAAATTGATGGCAAGTGGTACACAAAGTACATCTTAGGCCCTGTCTTCTTAGACCAAGTTGTAGATGGCGTAACTACTACTGCTACTCAACAAGAAGCTACTTACAAGGCTCAGAAGGATGCTGAACAGGCTAGGAATGTTCGTATTACTCGTGACCAGAAATTAGCGTCTACTGACTGGCGTTTTCGTAGTGATATGACACCTTCTCAAGAGTGGATTGACTACTGCCAAGCATTGAGAGATGTTCCTTCACAAGAGGGATTTCCTTGGAACATTACATGGCCTGTTGAGCCATAATATAGGTAAGGAGCAATCATGGCTGTAACTAGTGAACAAATTATAGATTTTCTACTTGCTAATCCTGGCATGAGTGATGCCGAGATTGTTTCGGCTATGGAGCAATATGGTGTTTCTCCTGCTCAAATGGCTCAAGCTGTTGGCATACCTGAAGGTGAGGTAGCTTCTCGTGTAGCAGCTACTGTTCCACCAGGGCAATCTATTATTTTAGGTGATACTCGTATTGTTCCACAATATCAAACAATTGGTTCTGGCATGGATCAGCAAATTGGTGGTATTGAGAATGTTTATGTTGAAAAAGTACCAACTTCAGATGTTAACTATAAGTCTCCTGTTGGCACACAAATTCAGGTTTACAGTCCTACTGGAGAGTTTGTCAACACGATAAAAACTAAAGAAGATCAATCATTCTTTGGTGGTTTGGTAGATGCTTTTAAAGACCCTGTAGTTCTAGCCGCTTTAGGTGGTGCTGCTTATGGTGGGCTATTGGGTGGTGCAGGAGCAGCAGGAACTGTTGGTACTACTGGTTTAACTACTGCAGAACTTGCTCAACTTGACCTAGCTTTAGGTGGGGCGGGTGGTACTGCTGGCGCTGAAGCACTTGCATCTGCATTAACAACAGGTGCGACATTACCAACATTAACTAATTTAACTGGTGGTAGTGGTGTTACAACAGGTGCGGCTGGTGGAATAACTGCTGATTCTGTAGCGGCTAAATTAGCGGCTGATGCAGGAGTAGGCACAGGTACTGGACTTCTCGGTAGCACAGCAGGAATGGGTGGTGGCACAGGAATTACTGTTGCAGGAGCAGGCGGTCTTGGTGGCGCTACTGGTGCTGCAGGACTTGAAGGTGCTTTAGGAACAGGTTTAACTACAACTGGTGCAGGTTTAGGTGTGGAAGGTACAGGTGCAGGCATTACAGCAGGCACAGGGTTAACTGGCACTGGCGTACTCACAGGATCGGCTCTTGGTACAGGCTTATTAGGAACTGGTACTGGTGCTTTGACAGGTACTGGTGTTCTTACTGGTTCTACTTTGGGTACTACATTATTGGGGACTGGAACAGGAACTGGAGTAACTGGTGGAGTTACAGGGTTAGGAACAGGTACTTTGGGAACTGGTGCATTGACTACAGGTGTAGGTACTGGCTTAACTACTGTTGGTACAGGTTTAGGCACAGGAGTTGGAACCGGTGTCGGTACTGGTTTAGGAACTACTCTTTCTGGTGTAACAACTGGCGTAGGTACTGGCGTAGGAACTGGACTTGGAACAGCAGTTGGTACAGGATTGGCAGGA